TGTGTTCCTAAACTTACGCACGGCTGATAGTGCTGAGTTATGTGACATTATTCCATTAGCCAGTATAAACGTGGCATCGCCATTTACTCCTATGTCAACCATATTTGCGTATCCTGAATCTTCAATAGATTCAATATCACAAAGTTGCAGAAAATTATTCTCCATATTTTGATGTTTTTACGTTTAATAATAATTCAGATAATTCAATTGAATTATCTGATCTTTTACTTGAATTTTTAGATTTAGTAATATAATCTATATTTTCTATATTACCTATTATATCTGGATTTATACCACTTATAAATCCACTTTTTATACTAAACATATGATAAATTGTTAATTTTGATTCTTATTTATATGAAGGCGCCTTCATATTTTTGTAAATCCAATAAATACATGTAAATCTTCACGTATATCTTCAGCGGGTACCATACTAAATGAATGTTCAAGTTTATCAAATACACAAATCTTAGTATCATGAGATGATACAATAATTTCACCATTATCTAATATTAAATTGTATTTATCTAGTATCAGTTCATTCTTAACTATTAGGTTAAATGAATCTATGTTACATAGTTTGTTCTTAACAATCTTATGAACATTTATGTTTATATTTTTAACCTTTATATATTCAAAAGTTTCAGTATTTGAATTGTATATAAATAACCTGTGATTTTCCGATAACTTAATATGTGATCCGTCAGTTAATTTTATAGTTTTAGATTTTTCTATTTTCTTAGAGACCTGGTATACTTCTTCTATTTTATTATCGCATGATATAACACAGTCATTTATGTTTATATTTTTAATCTTTATATTAGAAATTAAACCGCCTCTCATTACTATAATTTCAGTATCTTCATCTATGCACATTCCTTCATATACTCCAAGTATACATTTAGATCTATCACCCTTCTTTTGCGCATCGATTAATTTACCAACTCTTCCTCTGTCAAGAGACTTATTGAGTTTTCTAAGTTCTGCACGTTCATCTGCTGCATGTTTTCGTTCAACCCAGTCTAGAACAGATTGAATTATCTCAGATTTAAATATCCTTTTGGCTATAGATTCAGTTACATCATGTGATGTTTTAAATTTTCTAGTCTCAGTGATTAGTTTCTCTTTGGTTTGAGATGAGAATGCTGGGTTTACCACCATACAATCAATGAATACATATAAGTGGTTACGAATATCATTAGGTTTAACATCAACTTTATGTTTATTTTTTATCATATCTCTTAAGTGTGATATTAGTTGATTCGTAATATAATCTACGTGTGTTCCTCCTTCTTTTGTATGTACAGAGTTTACAAAGCTAATGTTATTGAATCCATCTTGTGATTTTGCAAATCCAATTCTCCAATCCTTTGAATCTTCATAGAAATATTCATCATTAACATATAATTTAATATAGTCTTCAAATTTTCTAAATTTAACATCCTTTGATGTCGAGTGTCCATCTTTTACTGTTGATACCTTAATCTTAAGTCTAGGATTACATGCAGCCGCGTCAGCGCATCGTTTATATAATATTTTATAACTAATATCATCGATTTTTTTCATTTGGAATCTAGGTAGATCCGGAGTGTATGATATTTCTGTAAAATTCTTAGTAGATTTGCTGATTTTAGCGGTAGATCGCTTATTCATGTTATTGGTGAACGTTTGCTCGAACCTATCTGTTCCGTCACATGTTTTAATAATAAACTTAGTACTGAATATGTTAGTTAATGTTGCGCCTACTCCATTTGTACCAGCCGTATCACGGTCTTTACTATCATCAAAACTACTTCCAGCTTTTAAATTAGCGAATATCATTTCAGGAATCCATTCTTTATGCGTGGAATGCCTTTTTACAGGTATTCCGCCATTATCCCAAACCTTTATTTCTCCTGAATCTAGGTTGAATGTTACCTTTATCTCGTTTAGGCTTTTGGTTTTACGATGTTCATCTACTGAGTTTGATAGTATTTCATCAAATATTTTTAGAAATGCAGGGTTGTATGTTACTTTTTTTAGTTCAATATTATCACCGTCAAATATATGGTGATTTCCAGTGTGTGGTTCAGTAGATCCAACATACATTGAACTTCTTGCGAGTACATGCTCAATGTCTGTTAGTTTTCTATATTTATCTTCTATACTATGTTTCATGTTGTATTATATTTTAAAAGATGTGAACGGTTTCGCTATTATTAAAATTAGATATGATAGTGTTCTATTGAAATAGAACACTTGCTTTGTTTTTTAACATTATCTTTATACCATATTAAATCTAAATTGTGTATGATTCTATATCATTACTCAGTGCAATGGTTTCATTATTATATTACGGATACGTTCCATTAGTTCATTTTCCATGATGATTATTTATTTATATATTTTACCTTTAATGCATCTCTAAAGTACTGAGGTACTCGTCGTTGAAGCACTTGATCAAAACATGTGTCTAATACATAAGTCTCTGCCCAGTCATCTTCATTTCTAACTGATCTACCGTATGATTGCATAATCTCAATTAGAGTTTTCCAATTGTACCAGTCAGGTTTAGTATCTAATCTTCTTTTTATTTTACTACTCTGTAGATTGGGGAATGGTACTTTTAATATAATTTGAAATCTTGATAGTTCATCCTTTAAATCAATACCATTCATCATTGATGGAGAAACTAAGACCGTTTCAAATTCAGATTCAATATGATGAGTTAATGATTCTTCTCGTGTAGATGAGTCATGTATTAATAATCTATCATCTTTAATGTTTCTGCGAATCCAATCACTAAATTGATAGTTACCAGAGTGTATAATTCCCTTATACTCTTTATTTTTTTCTAGAATCTTTTTAATTACAGGAATTGCTATTTTAAATGTTTCCTTCTTATCGTAATATGACATCTTACCGAATTTTAGATATATAATTGGGCGTTTCTTAACATCAAACGGACAAGGTAATTCCAAGTATGAATATTCATCATCATTTAATCCCATAAGAAATCCCATCATATTGGGGTCGAGTATAGTACCCGACATCATTATTACGTGGTCATATTTATTGAAAAACATGTCTTTCATGTATGCATTTCCCCATATCGGTTCTACTAGTATTCTAGTTTTACCATTTTGGTCTAAATCTTTTTCAAATACCCAGTTTGTGTTGTAATTGTCTTCGTCATCTATGAACCTATTATACTTACACATTGATTTGTCACAATGATCCGCTTTCTTAACAGATTCTGCTCTTTTTTTCTTACTGCTAGTGGATTTGGCTTCTTCGATTAGATCAACAATATGTTTAGTTAATCGAGGTACAATTACCTTACTTATATATGATGATAATTGGCGTAATGTTGTTATTTCTTCTAGATCAGCAGTCATCCCGGGTTCCCATATACCTAAGTTATCTAAACTTCTCTCAGAAAACGTAGATGCAATGAAATCGCAGAATGCTTCTTCGAACGAATGAGCTTCATCAATAATAAGGACGTTGGCTCCACGATCAGCTAATTTATCAGGAGCATACATTGCATACGCCGTAAGTAAATGATAATTTGTGATACTGATTCTTTCGCGTTGAAATTGACTAGATGCTATAGTATGAGGACATGCTCCACATTTTTTACCCTTTACTTTATTTAACATTTTAGCTTCTCCGCAGTTCATTAAATTGGATCTACACCAATAACTTCCTTTTCCTTTAAGAGATGCCATAAAATCAAAATCGTTAGTGTATTGATCCTGTAGTAGTTTAGTGTTTGTTATAATATCAAACTTAGCGTCCTTATTAACTTCTTTTTGATACCAATCGGCTATCATAACAGCCGCAAACGATTTACCAGTTCCAGTAGGAGCATCGATCATCATGAATTTCATTTCCTTGTTAACAACAGAGTCTTTTACGAAATCCAATATCTCTATTTGTTGTGGCCTAGGCTCATGTTTTAATCTAATATCCTTCATATGTTTTTGTTTTTACTATGTATAATACCGTTTTATACTAACCGTTAGGTTTAATTATTCAATCCTCTATTATCAACCTGCATGCATCACATCGTTATAAAACATTTACAGAAATTCCTCAATTTTGTGAGTGTCTAATCCTGTATATGTGTGTATTAACTTACGTAAATCTTTTCCGCATTGCATTACCATATTTTTTCTGTCCTCAAAATCCATTTTATCGTAGTCTTGATTGTCATAAACTTTGTCCATCAGTGCAGTTTGAAAAATCAATATAGTATTTAAAAAATCCCTATTTGAATAGTTCGGTTTCTCCGCACCATTTTCACTTGCATTTTGGTCTAAAATATCATTCGCGATAATTTCTAATGATTTGTTATGTGTTCTCATAAACCGTGTTTATTAATTTAGTTATTTTTAGGTTTGTTTATCTTAATAATTCTACATCAGGTATTGTAATGTTATGTTCTTTACGGTATTCTAATTCTTTAATGTATAATGGTCGATGTGGATGGTCGATTCTAACAAAATCAATAGATGCTTTAACCCATTCGTCATTCATGTCGGAAAGTGATGCTTCTCTAAATGATCCTATGCCATCCTTGCCGTATCCAGATCTTCCGATTTTTTCTCGAAGTTGCTCAAATGTAAATAATGATTCAATTTCAATGACTTCGACTTCAGTCCATGCTGCTACATGTTTAACGTTTAGATGTTTCATTGTGATTTCATCTACTTCGTAACATAACGAATACATTCCATCTATATGATCAAAGTATATTAATTCATCGGTAGAAACAGGGCGAGACCCGATTGGTGTAGAAATCTCAGCACTTTTACCAACATTTTGAGGATTATCATTAGATTCTAGATACTGTTTTAGTAAAGGTCTAACATAGGATCCTCTCGGCACATCATATAGTTTCATAGTTATATATTTTAAACTAATTTACTTAAAAAGTTGCATAGTTTAAAGATAAATAATAAAAAATAATCTGGATACCATGAAGAAAAATCCTGTAATGAACTATAACTCTTTTATGTCGGCATTTAAGTCGGCAGAGGGAAAGTACTCAAAAAAAGCTAACATCACTAATAAAGATAATGGTGGTAAAACAATTAACCAAAGCTTAGCTAGCGGATCATCAATTAAAGGAACTGCGGCAATTGACAAATTTACTAAAGAGCATTTAGCTAAGGTTAATAAGAAGAATATCGTAGGTAAAAAATAATAAGACACCTGATGAATAAAGCATTTGAAAGCTTCAATGACTTTAGTCTTTTCGAAAAGAAAGGAGATCTAAAGAAACTTGTAGGAAAGAAGAAAGATGAGGAGTTAACTACTAAAGATGCCAAGACGATTGGAATTAAGGTTGCTAATATGGAAGGACTTGAGAAAAAGAAGTATGTCGGTATTATTAATTTCTTAGGAGCGTCATGTAGCATATATAATGAACTTTGGAAAAACTATAAAATTACTAGAAATAGAAATAATAGCGAAGAGAAAAATAAGTAATAAATATTTAAATTACAAACACGAAGTGAGACATCTTATAAATTTCTAGCGTTGTGCTATATTTAGATATATGATTATAAAGAAATTATATTTATAGAAACTTTATAATAAAACCAAATAAATAATTAAAATAACACATTTAACATGGCTGGATTACCACATTGGGATAACGCACAAGCTGCAACTAATTACTTCGAACCGATTTTTCAGAATCAATTCGAGGTTATTATTACCCCACCTTCTGCAATAACAGATAATGTTGATCTATTAGTAGAACAAGTAATATCTGTATCAGGACTTCCTGAACTATTTACATTAGCGAAAACCGTACAACAATATAAATTCGCTAAGCGTGCATATGCTGAGGCAACTCCAAATGATACATTAACACATCTAACAGTTGTATTTGAAGTCAATCTTAATGATGATAATAATATGTATGTTTATAATACATTAAGAGGATGGGGAGATTTAATCTATGATCCACTTACAGGAAGACAGGGATTAAAGAAAGATTACGTTGGAGAAATAGCAGTAGTTGTATTTAATAAAGCTGGAGATATATTCAGAGAATATAAATTCTCACCTGCATTTTTAGAAGAACCTTTAACTCAGATTACATTATCATATGTAGAAAACACTATTTATAAATTAACGGCAAAGTTTGTTTGTGATAGCTTTAAAGAAACTAGAGTAGGTCAAATTGAAATATAAAATAATTATTAATTAGAATGGAAATTTTTGATATACATAGAAGAGACGTTTATAATTTTGATGATTATATGGATCTTAAAAAACCAGGATTTGGTGGACCTAATTCAGGTAAACTTTTAAAGGATACTAAAGGTAATGAAGTGAATAAGGATAGGAAACTAAAGGATTTTCAGAACATAGTAGTTAGACATGATCAATTTAAGAACCAAGTATACGACCCAACGTATAAAGCAATGGGAGGAGATTTAGTTCATAAACAAAGTAATGGTAAAAATCCTTATTCTTACAAGGATTCATACGATGATATGGGAATTCCAGTTGTTGTTGTTAATAAGAAGAAAAGTAAGTCGACTAATGC